CCGCCGAGAACAGTGCCGATAATGCCGAGAGCTTCAGTTCCTCTGCCTGCTACCCATTCTGCCATTTTTGTATTCCTCCGAAAAAATATATTTATCAGCCGAGCAGTTGCGCACCCCGCCCGGAGGATATACATGAAAAAATCTCCCTGTGTCCGATACTATTGTACCACCGACAGGGAGATAATTCTTTCAATTTATTTGCACTGTTTTTGCGTTATTTTTGCAGTCTAACGCGTTGACAATGCGTAAACTAAAGTGTTAACTTGCCTGTAACTTGCCTGTAACTTGCCTGTAACTTGCCTGTAACTTGCTTACAACTTGCCTGATTTCCGCAGTATGTACGTCAGCTTGATAAGTGCCGCCTTGTGCCACTTTGAGACCGTCGTGTATTCCCGTCCGACAGCCTCGCATACGTCGTCTAAGTTCCCTCCGTCAACGTAAAGTATGCGGAGTAACCGTTTGTATTCGGGGCGAAGATTGCACCGCTCTATAGCTTCCGCAATGTCGCGCGTATCGCCTACATTCGATATCTCGCGCTTGCGGCTTACGTGATCGGTCAACTCTCACACCCCCTTGTCGTCCTCCTTTTTGTTCTCTGCTTCTGCTTCGGTGATAACCTGAGATATCGCGTTTGCGTCGATTCTTGCCGCGTCAACCTTTGCTTCGCCGTAAATGTAGCCGATAATTGACGAGATAGCAGTGATAGCACCCGCTATCTTCGCCGCGATCTCGCCGTAGTCTCCCTCGGTTACGCCGAATGACATTGCCACACCGATAATGATACCGATGATTGTTACCCAAAGCTTGCGAGATGTGAGCTTCTGCTTCCAGTTGATTTTGTTGTTCATAAAATACACTCCTTTTTATTTCCCCTCGCCCTCGTGAGGTTCTATTGTTTCAACAATTTCTTCGCCGTAGTACCGCCCTGTTTGCAATTCCGAACGCTTTAAAAACAGATTCGGTATGATGTACGACGGCAGACCGCACGTTATCGGCGCGGCTAAGTACACGTATAGCCCGTCCATGGACGCGCTCTCGGGACAGACGGCGAGCCGCACAAACTCATATGCTATACCGATAAAGCCGCCCACAGCCCATATTATCATTACCGCCGTGAGGATGCGCTTTGTGTACTGCTTCAGCGCACCCACAGCGTTTTTTATTTTCTTGCCCATGTTAGAATACTATGATGTTGTTCACGGCGCGTGAGCCGCCCGTAGAGCGTCGTGTGATACCCTCGACGCGGATGTACGAACCGCCGCCGTCAAGCGCGATAACGTCCGAAAACTCTTCGTCTTTCAGCTTGTCCGCGATCTCGCCCGACTTGATGTAATTCGCCGTTTTAGTCTTGAGAGTGATAATCCATATCTCGCCGCCCCTCAGTCCGACGAGATTCCGCGACGTGCCGTAAAGGGAAGACGTGCCCCATCCCTCGGCGGTCACTTCATTCATCGTCACGGCGCGTCCGTCTCTGATTACGGGCAAGCCCGATATCGCGTACTTCACACCCGAGGGTATAACGCCCGTGCGCTTTATCTCCGCTTTTCCGTCGTATCCCACAAGGAGTGTAGACGGCTGTTTGTTTTTCAGATTGCTGTCAGCCGCATTCGCGGTAGTCGGATAATTCAGTCTGTTTCCGTACACGTGCGCTCTGAGGTACTTCTCAGCCCCCACAGGCACGTTTTCTATATCGCAAAGCAAATTACCGACAGGGAGGGTAAACGCGCCGTCAGCCCCGCTGTAGTACGCGAAAAAGCCGCCGTTGATGTATCTCTTCACGCCGCCCTTACGCTTGTCTCTGTCGTGATACAGTATCTTAAAATCCTTAGCTCTCGTGTACGTTACGCCGTTCTTGTTGTAATTGTCCGCGTAGGTTTTCTTCGCCGTTTCGCCCGAATAAGCCGCCTTGACCATGCCGAGGAATCTGTCCCAGCCCATGTCAAGCGTCCTGTGCGGGCAGTATTTGTTGTCTCTGGCAAAGGACTGATGAGTTCTGACAGCGTCAATGCCGAGACTGTACTTTTTCATGAGATACGCCGTCAGCTCCGCCGCGTTTTGCTCTGCTTTAATAAACCGCGCACCGCCCGATTTCGAATAGCATATCTCAATGGCAATCCCGTATCGGTTTCCCTCGCCCTGACCGCCGTCCGACGCGTGCCATGCATTACGGTCAAGCGGTACGCCTTGTACCGCTTCTTTATCGTCAACGGCGAAATGGAATGAAATCTCGCCCTCGCGCTCCTGCATATAGCGTATCTCGTTCTCGGCTTTCGCGTCGTTCGCCGTGTTGTGTATGACGATGTACCTCGGCTTCGGCATGGCATACGGGCATTTTTCGTCATACTTTCCGGCGGGCATTTTGATTTCGCGCATCTTCGTCATTGTTTTTCGCCCTCCTTTGCCTCTGTCGGCAGTGCCATGACCTCGTTGTATAGCTGTGTTGCTACGTCGTTGCCGTGGAGCGTGTGATAAGCCGCATAGGCGCGTTTGAGAGCTTCCTTCGCGTAGATAGGGCAATACCCCCTGTCAAGATACTTGTCGTGATTGCGGATTATCTCTGCGCGGAGAAGGCACTGTACTCCGTCCGCAAGCGTCTCGATCTTGTTGTCGCGCAGCTCCTTCAGCTCCTTGTTTTTCTTGTTTATCATCTTGGCATATGTGACAGCCCATGTGACCACCGCCGAACAAAAGAACGGCACAGCCCATTTAAGTATGATTATAAGTATATCGGTCACCTTTATACCTCCGCGAAATATGTCGCATCGTCAAATCCTGTCGGCACGCCATCCTCAAGCGCGACATACTTTCGTACCCCATCGGTGTAGTTATATCCCATCTTCACCACCTTGCCGGGAATCCAGTATAGCGGATTTTTAATTGTTCCGAGCGCAGTGGGATCCTCCACAAGCTCCCATGCGAATCCAGCCGCCGTTGAATATATGGGTTTCCATTTATACCCCACCTTCGGTTCTAATGTCGGTGTGGGTGCTTCAGCAATCGACTCGAGGATTAAATCTATCTTCTTTTCGTTGGTTAGCGGCTCTATTTTACTGTCATGTTTCAGGATTGCCTCCTGCATCTCGGCTATTTCCGCCACCGTCATCTCGCGTATTACGCCGTTTTCATATGTTTTCATGCTCTCACCCCTAATACTTTAATCGTAGTTCCCGCAAGTCCTAAGTTTTTACCTCCATCATTAGGTGATATTGTAAGTGATGTAATGCTCGATTGCATCCATAGATCATTATATTTGTAGCCCATTTGTTGTAACTCCGACCTCCAGTTATAATTATTGTAACTTACGTTATGCCATGCCAAAGCACCACTTCCGGGGATTAATTCTGCATAAAACGAATAGTATCTAACGGGTTGCGTCCCGGATAAGGTCGCATTACTTGATGAAGTAAATCCATTCAGCCGAGTTTTTATGCTCGTAAAAGTATCTTCTGTGTTGCATTGTATTACACACTCGACTTTAACGCGTTTCAACGCAAAATCATTGCCGTTTGAATCCTTATTAATTACAACATTGTTCACCGCCTCCGTCAGCGTTATCTCGGTAATGGTTTCCCATTCACCCCCACCTGCCGCGCTCCACAGCTTACCGTCGGCATCCACGCCGACAGCGGAGGTCATAGCGTCGGTCTTTGCGGCAGGCTTCACACCGCCGAGCACGTCCGATGTAGCCACGGGCAAAGTATACCCCTCGGGTATAGTCGGCTTGTCCGTGAGGTCGTTGTAAGAGCCCGAGAACGAGCTTGTCCCCGCGCCGATGTTCGTTCGTGCTTGCGCCTTCTGCTCGTCCGTCAGGGACTGCTCCGTGTAAAGAACAGCTCCCGACGGCGTTTCACTAACGTCCACCGTCAGTGCGTGTCCGTTAAGCGACAGCATACGCCCGTTTTTCGTCAGTATTTTCTTCGCCATAATCTCCCTCCTCACTTGCTCGTAGTCAGCGGCACCACGGTTGCACTCGTGCTTGTCGCCGACACTATCCTGTACCACTTGCTGTTGTAGTAGATGTACGGATAGCTCGATTTGTACGTATTGTAGTAGTTTCGCCATGTATTTGTGTACGCAGATCCGTTTCCTTTGATCGTGCCGTTTGTGTCCACCCACACGGACGGATATCCGCTCGGGCGTTGCGATGACATCCCTGACAGCGTAGTCTGCGCGCCCTCGTTGAGCTTGTACTCCGACTTGACTGTCGTGTAGCTTATGCGGTCATATACGTACCAGTACGAGCCGGAGTAGTTGTTGTCGGGATATTCGGAGCGCGAAGTCGCCGTGACCTCGCCGATGTACGAGCCGCGTGAATAAGTCGATGATACAGTGAGCAGTTTTATGTCCATGTTGTCAGTGCTTGTGCCGTTTGCGCTGTCTACGCGATATGTCCTGTCAGTACTATCCCATACATGACCATAGAGATACGGATAGTCCTTCCAGATATCGTTCTCAAAGTATGAATTCATTGCCACATAGTCGCTGCCGTATTGATTTTCGAGTTGTATGATGCCGTTACTGTCTATATACATACTTTTCCATGCGGTAAATGTACCCACATTAAAGCCGCCCGTGCTTTCTTCGTTTAGTGTGTGGGTAGAGTTTAATTTGTATTTCTTCCATACGTACCCATTCAGCTTTTGATACTCGTACAGTACTTGCTTCTGCCATATAATCGCGCCCGCCGCGTTGGTTATCTTTGTCAGCGCACCCCACGGGGTGGTTATCGCCTTGACACCCGTAAAGTCGTATTTGCTCGATACTGCCATCACGTCACCTCAAATACCTTTATCGTCTTTGTGCTTCCCGATTCGAGCGTCAGCGTCCATGTCTCCGAGGATGCCGCATTCACCGTGACCTTAGACAGCACTTTTCCGCTTGTCGGAGTGACGGACTGCGCCGAGGTGGACGGCGATACCGTCTTTTCCTCGGTCGTGATCTGCACCTTGCCCGTGCCGCCGTGATATCCAGCGGGGATAGTGTACGACGTTGTTCCTGTGTCAAGCGTTTTTGACACATTACCGTTTGAGACAATTCCGCTGACCGCGTCCGCGCATTCGGCTAAATCCGCCGTAGCCGTCGCAAGTCCGAGCGTGACGAGCTTAGTCCGTATCGCGTCCCGCGCCGCCGTGAGGGAATCAATGAGATTTTGTATCTGTCCCATGCCGCCCTCCGTCAAATCGCCGCAAGAGCCGTCTCGATATCATCGGTGAGTGATACGGTGCCTGTGCCGTTGTGATATCCCTCGGGGATAGTCACGCTGTCAACGGTAAGCCCGTCCATTGTGAGAGTCTTTGCACCGTTGTTTACCATCGTACCCTCCGTCGCAGTACCTTCCGCGTCCACAAATACAGAGCCGTCAAGCACCTGTGCCGCCGTTGCCGTTACGCCCGAAACGTCCTGATACTTGTCGGGTATCGCGCCGACCGTGACCTTTGTCAG